CTTATGTTCGCGCTGCTGTGGCTCGCGACGTCGACCATTGTCGGCTTGATCGGGCGCATCGATTCAGACTAGGGGCGACCATGCGTCTTCCGGCGTTCAACAGTGTGACGGCGTCCGCTGCCGTCATTCCGCCACGCCGGATGCATGATCCCGAGTACACGAGCGAGCAAGACCAGCTTTGGGACTATTACCAGCGGCTCGAAGAGTTCTCGGCAGCGGTGAACTGGAAGGCGAACGCGATCAGCCGCGTTCGGCTCATCGCTGCCGAGTTCATGCCGGGAGGCGACGAACCGATTCCGATCACGGAAGGGCCGATCGCTGATCTCGTTGCCGAGTTCGCCGGAGGCATCGGCGGCCAGTCGCAGATTCTCGGCGAGACCGCCATTCACCTGAACGTGCCCGGCGAAGGCTGGCTATGCGGCGTCGAAGACATCTTCGGCGAGCGCACGTGGAAGGTGTATAGCGCTGACGAGTTGCGGATTCGCAACGGAGAGTATCAGATTCGGACGGGCGAAAGCTCACGCGCATGGGAATCACTCCCCGTCGATACGCTCGTCGTGCGCTTTTGGCGTCCGCATCCCCGCTGGGGGTGGCGAGCGACCTCGCGCGCAGCATACGCGCTTGGCGCGATGAAGGAACTTGACCTCATCAATCGCCGCATCATCGCTGAGACCATCTCGCGCATGGCTGCGAACGGCGTGATCCTGTACGACCGTGGGAAGCTGAGCTTCCCCGACCTTCCGACTCCGGTGAGCGCCGAGTCGGTCGACCCCTTCGCGCAACTGCTCGTCGATGTCGGCTCGAAAGGTGTCGCCGACCCGACGAGCGCGCAGGCAACCATTAAGATTCCGATCGGCGCTGATCTCGGCGATTCGGACGTCAAGATTTCCGACCTCATTCACGTGATCGATCTGTCGAACCCGTTCTCTGAGCGGATGCTTGATCAGCGAAACGGGGCTGTGACACGCCTTGCGACAGCGCTCGACATCCCGGCCGAGCAGTTGACGGGGCTCGGCGATATGACGCACTGGGGCGCGGCACAGATCGAAGAGTCGGGCATCAAAGTGCACATCACGCCCGACATGGAAATGATCTGCCACGCCTTCACGGAAGGGTTCCTGTACCCGACGCTGGAAGCTGAGGGACGCGCGCTCACCGGACCTCGGGGCGGTAAAGCGGTTATCTGGTATGACCCAAGTGAAATCGTCATGCGGCCCGACCGGTCGAAAGAGGCCATCGAAGCCTACGACCGAGGCGAGCTGTCCGGCCCTGCGTTCTTGCGTGAGCTTGGTTTCTCGGAAACCGACCAGCCGGACGAAGAGGAACTTGCACGGATCATCGAACTGAAGCGGCAACTCACGGTAACCAATCAGGTACCTACAACGCCGGACGATAACCGAAACGACACAGCCGTCGACACAGCGAATCCCGACCCCACTGAGGCACAGACGGATATCGAAGATATGCCAGTCGACATCACTGAGCGTGCACGTCGCCTGCTGACGGGGGTGGACCGTGGCTGAACTCGAACCGCAGTCCATCGAAGAACTCGAAGCAGCATCCGAAGAATACGAAGCGCTTATTGCGGCCGGACTCGTGCTAGTTGTTGCGGCAGCGGCCGAAGAAATCGAACACAACAACTTGTCGACACTGTCGACGGCCGTCGTCGACATCATCACAACGCTGTGGAATGAGTATGTCGACGCGAAACTGATTCCAGCGCTCACGGTGTCGATGTCGATTGCGAGCGAGGACGCCGCACGTGCCTTGAGCAGTGCACTGGGCGATCTGCCGTTCTTGAACGAACCGCTCGACACGCAGCTCTATCTTGCGCAGGCAAAGAATCGGCTCGTCGGCATCGGCAATGAGTTGTGGTTCAACGCGCGCACAGAGATCGCGGCAGGGCTCGCCGCCGGTGAGGACATTCCGACGATTGCGCAGCGCGTACGCGAGGCGGCCGGAGTCACGGAGCCGCGCGCGCGCGTGATCGCACGTACGGAGTCGCATGGCGCGCGCAACACCGTGAACGCCGCGAGCGTACGCCGCGCCGCAAGCGCTTTCGGCAGTGCTGACGCGTTCTCGCGACGTTGGCAGGCGGCCGAGGACGCCCGCACGCGTCCGACGCACGTCGATGCAGACGGGCAGACGGTCGGCCTAAACGAGCCCTTCACGGTCGGTGGCGCGTCGCTCGACTTCCCCGGCGACCCGGCCGGACCACCGGGCGAAGTGATCAACTGTCGGTGCACGACGATCACGATCATCGACGTCGATGCGCTCAACACCGCGTCGACCGGCACCGTAACCCTGAACGCCGCTGCTTACCGGATTGAGGACACTGAAATGCCGTGGTCGATTGTCGAAGGCGACGAGCGTTGCGACGCTGGTGAGTTCGCCGTCGTGAAGGACGCAGATAACGAACTTGCAGGCTGCCACGCGACACGCGACGAAGCTGAGGCGCAGGTGGCGGCGCTCTACGCCTCCGAAGCCGCAGATGGCGCAGACGCCGCCATGCCTGCCGCGATGCGAAACACGGTGCCGTGGTCGGGTGTGCTCGTCGTCGAAGGAACGCCGACCGGTGACGGCCGACAGTTCGCAGCGGGTGCACTCACGTGGCCCCAGCTCGGCGACACAGCATCGCTTGAAATTCCACTCGGATGGATGTACGAGCGAGCACATGGCGGGATGGCTACCGACAAGGTCGTGAACGTCGGACGCATCGACACGATCACGCGCGTCGGCAATGAACTACACGGCACCGGCGTGATCAACCTGGATACCGAATGGGGGCGGCGTGCGGCCGAGCAGATGGGCACGCGTGAAGACCCTGGATTCCTCGCAGGTGTTTCGATCGACGCTGATGATCCCGAAGATCCGCAGGGATTGAACGTCGAGTACGTCTTTCCGGACTCGTGTGCACTCGAAGAGGCACCGGACGATGCCGGAACGCTGCTCGATGACAACGATGGGCCCGACATGGCGTGCATGATCCCCGAAATGGTCGTGTACCACTCCGGACGCATCCGCGCTGCGACGCTCGTCGACATCCCGGCGTACGTGGAAGCGCGGCTGTATCTCGATCAGCCCGTGCCGGAGGGAACGCCGGTTGAAGCTGACGCTGTCGACATGCCCGTCACGGCTTCGTCGTTCACGATGGAGATTCCCGACCTACCTCCGGCTGAGTGGTTCGACGAGCCCCGCGATGAACCGGAAATCGGCGCGATCACGATCACGGATGAAGGACGCATCTTCGGATACCTCGCGCCGAAGAACGTCGCCCACCGTGGCATCCGGGACAAGCGCGTCACGGTGCCGATGGGGAACGTTGACTACGGCATTTGGATGAACCGCGTGACGCTTGCCGACGACGGACGCGGCAGCTACACCCGTGTAGCAACCGGCCCGATCACGATGGACTGCGGTCACGCTACGGCGTCACCGCACGTCGTCGGCGCTGCTCGACGTGAGCACTACGACAATTCGTGTTCGATCGTCGCGACCGTGCGCGTCGGTGAGAACTCACGCGGCGTATGGATTTCCGGCGCGGTGCTGCCGGACGTCACGCCCGACCAGGTACGCCGGATGATGGCCTGCCAGCTTTCGGGCGACTGGGGGCCGCACCGTGAGAAGCCGGGTAAGCGTGAGCTGGCCGGTGCGCTGCTCGTGCCGGTGCCGGGCTTCCCGAAGCGCTCGAATGCCTTCATGAGCATGAAGGCCGGGCAGCTCGAACACGTCACGGTGCCGGTGCGGTTCGGCCGTATCGTCGAGCCACAGACGTTGAGTTTCAACGCCGACGCCGCAGCCGAACGCATCGCGGCATCGATCGGACGCGACCGCGCGTCGCGCGTACACAGCTTCGCTGCGCACCTCGCAGCGGGAAAGGTGAACTGACATGGGATGCAACTGCGGAAGCAAGAAAAAGGGCACGATCAACCACTTCTCGACGGAGGATCAAGCCCGGATCGCGCGTGAGCGCGGTGGCGTGGTCGTGACCACGGCGAAATCACAGCAGGCCGCACCTGCGCCTGCAAATCAGAACTAACCGTCGATTCGAAGGTTTTTCGAAAGGAACGCCTTCGAATCGATGTATGATCCGCGTATCTACCCGAATACATAGAGGGATGAAATGCCTAAGAACAGCGAAGGCGGGTTCAACCTGCCAGAGGGCACCGAAGAGCTGAATGCTCGGCTGGCGGAAATGAACGACGCCGAGCTGTCTGGACTTCTTACGAAGCTGGGCGAAGCCTTCGATGCCAAGTACGGTGACGGCACCGGGCTCACGGATGAAGCGCTGACGGAGCTGGAAACACTCGGCAAGCAGATCAAGGCTGCTCAAGACGTCACGACCGACCGTGAGACGGATCGACTCGCACGTGAAGCACGTGCTGCGGAGCTACGCAACTCGGTTCGGCCTGCGGCCGATG